ACCGCATAGGCGTAAGGGTAGCTCACAGACGGGTTCGCGAGGGCCGCCAGACCGCCCGAGAGCATGGTCGGCACCACGAGGCGGTACGTGTCCAGCCGAGAGAAGTTGAGGGTTCCGGTCGGCTGCAGCTTGCTCGTGTCCAGGCAGTAAGGGATGACCAGGACTGGGGTCTGGCTGTGCGCCCCGAGGTAGCCGTACTGGGTATGGTAGTACTGATTGGTATCGGTGAAGGTGGGCAGAGGCCGAGACTCCCCGACATCCACACCGTTAATCTGCACCTTGAGCTGGTAGTTGGCGGCGTTGGCCGAGCCCAGACCAGTCTGGTAGATGGAGCCGTACTGCTGAGACTGGAAGGCCAGGAACTTGACCGGGTGGGCCAGAGCCAACTCCTGAACAGCCTGGGAACTCAGAGGCACGCGCTGGACCTGGGTAATCAGCAAGTCATGGGAGTTCTGGGCAAAGTACTCGCGCTCGGCCTGGTCCAGGTACACAAAGTTGGCCCAGAGTTGGAAGGTCAGGCCCGCGTAGGTCAGGTTCTGAGAGCTCGTCGAGCTCACGAAAGACACGATCGTCTGAGGCAGGATGGTCGTGGTGCTGGTCGTGGCCGGGAAGGCCACCGTGAAGGTCGTCGAGGTGACATTCGTCACGTAGACGGGACCGGGCAGGGGCAGACCCACCACGATGTTCCCGACAGTGATGCCCGAAGAGCGGAGCTGGCTCACGTACGACAGGGTTGCCGTGGTGCCGGCCGGGATGGTCGCGGTGGTCACGAGGGCCGAAGCGTTCGGGAGCCAGAACCCGAGATTCGTGCCAGTCTGGTATTCGCTCGTGATGTTCGCCGAAGCGGTATTCGCAAAAGACACAACGGCGTTGGACAGACCCGTGGAGCTGACGTTAGACAGGGACTGCACGACAGACAGGCCGTTCGCGCTCAGAATGTCCGAGGTCGCCGCCACGTTGCCGACCACGAGTCCTGAAGACAGGGGACCGACAAAGGTGTTGCTGGTCAGGACCAGGTTGGCCGTGTTGCTCGAGGCGGCGAACCCGGCGCCGTTACCCGTGACAAAAGACGCCGCCACGTTAGCACTCGCGTACGGGTTGCCCATGTTGGTCGCGGTAGGGGCGCCAAAGTTCACCTGGCTGCTGAGGCCGCTCGACCACGTGATGCGGAGCTCAACATCGTGGTACTGCAGGGCCACGAGGGGCAGGCTCACGGACCAGTCTTTACAGAAGAAGAACTTGAGGGGGAAGAAATTGTTCACCTTGTTGGTCGGGCCTGTCGGGGACAGGGTCTCGTTGTTCAGGTAGCGCTGGTTGAAGGTCTGGGCGCCGGTGCACGGCTCGATGTCCGTCATGTAGTTGAAGTCCTGCAGATCAATCACCTGGCCACCAATCAGGAGCTCCACACGATCAATCACCTTGGACCAGTCCAGATTCTGGACCTGAGCACCGTTCTGATCACGAGCAGTAAGATACAAATAAGACAGAAGATCACCCTTCTTCTCAAACCGAACCATGGAAATGGACCCCGGGGTCGGCTGGCCCTGGATAATCTGACGCTCGCGGGCCGAGGCGTAGTGGGTATACCGCTTGTAGTTGGAACGAAAAAAGGAAACCTCCGGTTGACCCGTCAGCCACGTGTCCTGGGCTCCAGTCGCGACGAGCTGGACAATTCCTCCACTCATTTTACTAGAAGACACAGAGTTTTTTCAGGGCTCACGACGCAGCCCAGATGGGTGATGCCAGCGGGTTCCCTGTAATCTGGTCCCGGGCAAGGTTCAGATTTTGGTTGGAGGCTAGCGGATTCTTATTGGACTTGGCGTTATTGAGACTCCAGTTCTCGGGCGCCTTGTACGGTCCGCCACCTCCTGCGGCGTACAAATTCATGGGGCCTGGCTGGAGCGGGATGGACTCTTCGCGGACCTGGGTCGCTGCGCCCACCTGGCCCTGAGGGTCCGCGCGGACATTCATGCGTTGACCGTTTCCGGGCCGGTCTGGGTTCACGCGGTTTCCGGTCGAGTGGGGAAGGCTCGTGTCGGTGAGACCACGTGAATACGGCTGGTAGACCTGAGCGTACTGACCCGGGCCGAGTCCGAGCGTGTCGAATCGCGGGCCCGTCTCTTGACGAATGGTCGTCGCGCGCGTCTTGATGTTGTCCGGACGACCCTCGGGCGCCCGAATGATACCCTGGCCCTGACCGCTGTTCTGGGCCGGAGGGCGGTACCATGACTTGGTCGTCTTGGCCTGGTGGCTCATGGACCCGTTGATGAGCCCAGAACCAGTCGGGAACTCTGTGCCGCCGCTCTTCACGAAGTAGCTGGCCGGTCCCTTTTCGCCTGGCAAGGTCACGAGCTTCTCCTCGTTCACGTTGTTCGGCAAGGCCCGGAAGAACTGCTGGAACCCACCGATGGCCGGAACGTTCGGGGCGACACCCAGACCTGGGCCGACATTCTTGCGCTCGATGGGTGCGAGGTTGTTCTGCTTATTCGTGACGTTCTCACGGTTATACAGGTCGTACACGGGCTCTCCGTGCGGGTACCTGTTCGCCATCGGGGACCAGTCCTGGAGGCTCGACACCGCCTCCTTCGGCGGGAGGTAATCATCGCCGATACGCCGACCGAACGAAGGGTTTATGGGCCGAAGACCGTACGCATCCGCCTGGTGCGTGTGAGAATCTCCGGCAAGTTCTGTATCAAATTTCGTCAGTTGACGAGGAGGAGGGGCCTGCATGATCACGGTGGTTGGCGGTGGCGCAGGAGACTCGGAGTCACTGAATCTCTGACCGGCAAACACAAGACCAACGACGGCCGCAAGGGCCAACGGATCCATATTACTTTTAGTTTTTATTAATTTCCTAGCCCGTGTACGGAAACGGACCCCGGCCCGTCTTGGCGGCCCACGGTGTCGGCTTGAGAGTCAGATATGGCACGACAGAAGGGTTCCTCTGGTCGAAGCGGTTGTTCTGGTCATTGCTGTACGTGCTGATGGGATTGAAAATGAGCGTCGGGAACGGGTCACGGAGGTACAGATTCGGGAAATCGTACGGGCGCTCAGTGTACCCTGCGTTCCACTGGCTCGTGGTCTGGGACCGGAGGGCGTCATCGACACGCACAACGTCATCGAGCAGAATTGTCGCCGGTCCTTGCCAGATTTTCGGCTGGAGCGTGAGTCCGTCTGTGCGGAGATTGCGCCCCATCGTTACTTTGTATCTAGTTTTTTTTCTAGTGTCCGCCTCCGTAGCCACCTCCGTTTCCGGCACGCATCTGCGTCTGCTCTGGGAAGTGGAACCGGTCGCTATCAATATTGGCGACTCCTGAACCATCCTTGGCAAAGGGAGCAAACTTGGCACCAAATGCCCCCTCGGCAAAGGCGGTCTGGTCGTTCGGAATGGTACTCGAGGCCGGGGTATAAAAGTTGCGCTCGGCATCACGTTTCTTCTCGAAAGGGTGAATAAAGTCCCAGACCTTGGCCGTCTCTTCACGTACGCTGGGGGCCCACGCTGCTGGAGGACGGTCCGGGTTGTCCCTGTAGTCGGTCATGAGCACGTTCCCCATGGGGTTATCAATCGTCGGGAGTGTGACGGCGTCCCGGCCCCAATACGTTGCCCGATCGGCTTCGGGCTGTGTCGGCCGGAGCTTCCCGTCTGGAATCTGATTATTCACGTACAAAAAGTAAAGGACGCCCAGAACAAGCAGACCGAGAGCCAGGATACGGGAATCACGCTTTATGAGATACAGGATACACATGGCATACACTATAAAGCGAGTCGTGGCACTCACGCGATCCTTGGCAGACTGTCCCGCCGTGGGCCAAAACTGCAAAAGTTTGTCCTTTCGAAATATTTCTTTAGGATCCATCTACTACTTACTTGGTAGTTTTTTTCGGCCTGGCGCCAGAGGGGGGACGGCCACGGCCGCGCGCAGGTCCGGGGGCGCCCATGGCTCCGGGCCCCATCATACCAGCAAGCAAACTGCTCATAATGGACGGGTCGAACGCTCCACTCTCTGCGCACCTCTTTGCGGCCCCCTCGATAGCCTCGAGCGTCTCGGGAGGGAACATGGTGAGGGTCATGGCAATCATGTAGAGACCGTTCAGGTGCTGCCATATGGCCTCCTTCGTCCGCGGACTCGCTGAGGCCCACACGGGCCCGAACGAAAACTGCTGAATGAACGAGGGATCCCGGGTCGTGAGAGCCTGGGCCTTGGCGCCCGCCAGCTTCATGAATGTCGTCATAGGACCCTTGGGGTCTGCCGCCTTGAGCTCATCAAACTCGGACTTGAATTGAAGGACGTTCGGGTCATCCGGAAACGCAAGTCCGAGATCTTTTATGAAATCGCTGTACATCTCGTTAAAAGCATCCAGGGAACTCATTATCCACAGGGTGTTTTATCTTTTTAACTTAAAATGGTTCAAGACTTACAGATTCTCTATGGGCCGACCCTTGAGAGACTATAAGGTAGACGAGGATCGCCACGAGGAATGCAGGCTTGGCGTACTCTGAATTGGGCACTTGGGCCCGTCCATTCATTTTGTTTTTGCCGTAGATGTACACCATGGTGACGGCTGCAGATATAACGGCAGCGCTCAAGGGCTGGCGAAAGTAATGATCCATCTATGAGATTTGCACATCTTTTTTCCCCGTCTCGGGCGCATCCGGGAACAATTCCTCCTTGTGAGTGGGCGCGACGGGCGTGACGCTCACAGTCTTTGTGCCCCCGGGAGTCTCTGAAACTTCTGGGAACTCGGGGATCACGGGGGTCTGAGCAGCCTCTGCAGCATCAAACGCCTGGTCGAGATCGGGTCCCGCCTCGGGCTCGGGTTCAGCCTCTGGCGCGGGCTCCTCGTGCTCCATCTCAAACTCTTCAGACTCTGAAGGCATCGTGAGGTAAGCATTCAGAATCTCCTCAGTCGGCACGAGATTCTCAATAGTCTCGCGAATACACTTTGTAAAGCGCCTATTGAGGTCATCTCGGCGCTCGCTCACGGGTTTCTCCTCTGTGATGACCCAGGGCTCCTCGTAGAGGTCCCGAGCGCACTCTATGAAACACGTATGAACAAACACATCATTACTCGGCAGTTTCAAAGAGATTTTCTTTGATGTCCTGTCGATACGGATCGCACTCAGGATCTTTACGTGAATCACAAAGACGGCGGCTATGAGGCGCGGAAAGAGCGGACACTCCTTCATGATGTTTGCCACGTGCTCCTTGACCTTGACATTTGACCATTCGCCCTTAATCTTGCGAAGGTTCTGACGGTAATTGTCCACAAGTTTACGATCCTTATTTTCTTTTTTCGTGTCTTCCCAGATCAGCCAAAAGGTATCCACGAGTTCTGGGAGCATGGCCGCGACGAGTTTGCTTGAAAAGCGACGTTCGGCATCATTCAGAACCTCCATTACTACGCTCCAAGTAAATTAATCACTGGACAAAACGCTCGTCAAAGTATGACTTCCAATATTCGATGGCCTCTTCGAGTTCCTGGATACGCTTCAGGAGCACAGCCTCGAGAGCCTCTTTCTGAGCCAAGCGGCGCTTGAGACGCTCGATCTCATTCTCGAAAGTCTTCGAGGAGGCTCGAACGTCGCGAATCTCCTGAAGACTCTCCCAGGTCCTGTGCATCTTTGAACGCTTATGTATCGCTAGAGATTCAGGGGACTTGTATGTAAAGCCCGGTCTGCACGGGCACGAGAGAACGAGAGATAGATCCATTAATTATTTTTAAAAAATAATTTTTAAGTTCCTCTACTTCGCAATCGTGCCGCCGTCTTTTGAAGGTTCGCCAAGCCAGAAAACAAGTCGTCACCGGGCAAAGACTCTTGGACGCGTGCCACGGCTCTCGGTGCCGCTTGGGCCCACGAGACCATAAAGTGCCCATAGTCCGTTCCACGGGTCACCTTGTACCCAGCCCTTTTCAGCTGGCGCTCTATGTACCCTACGGCCTCTGGAAAGGGATACATGGGAAAGCCGAGAATCAGAGGGGGCACGACGAGACTCGCGGACGTCTCGCGGCGGTCCGCAGCCGCCTGGACCTTTCGAGAAAACTGTTCGAGAATAGTCTGATACGTCTGTTTTCGAACACTCCGTCGTTGGTGCTCACGCTCAGCGAGTTCCCTCGCACTTATCATCCCTAGAAAAGTCCGGATACTTTCTCACGTGCGCACGTACGCATCGAGGCCGGGCAAGTTCTTGGTCTGGGCCAGAGCTTGCTGGACCTGGGCCGCCAGGGAATCCTCAACATCCTTGTACGATTGATAACGATCGGGCGCGAAAGCCTGGAAGGGCCCGCGAGCATCGGGAGAGCTTGACGTGACCTGCTTGAGAATCTGGACCGTCCCATCCTGGGCCACAGTCGCCGTCACGTCGTACTGATTCCCGAAAAACCCACGAGTATCAAGGAACAGGAAGCGCCCGTTGTACTCGGCACCACCCTGTGACGTGCTCGAGGGTGTAATGAAAATCGTATCCACGGGCTGGAGCCACGGAGCCCCCGCCTGTATCTTTTCTATGATGGCCTGAATGATACTCCGGGGCACGACAGGCGCTCCGGGCGGCGGGGAGGGGGCGACCTCATACAGGGAACTGGAGTTCCAGAAGAGAAATGCCGTTGTGGCGGCCACGAGACCCAAGATGAGTACGTCGACTTTTCCAGGCATTTGCTGTGTTAATACAGGCCCTCAAAAAAATTACGAAAGTATATGGCGCTGCTCATCTTTAGCGACAAGTGTCAATTTTGTTTTGAAATTTTAAATTTTGTCAAGAGCAACCCCAGCCTTGGGCAGATGCTTCGGTACCATAACGTCTCGACGCACGGACGCCCGGAGAATCCCAACGTCACGCGCGTCCCTTCACTCGTGACGACTGAGGGACAGATCCTGGTCGGGTCCGAGGTTCGCAGTTGGCTCGAGTCTATGATTCCTGTAGAGATTGAGACATGGGGAGGGTCCGGGGGGATCTTGACCGCTTCTCTCGATGGTGACGAGGGCGGTCCAGACTTGTTCGCGCTTGATTCGTATGGCCAATCCATGCAGCCCATGCTCACCCCAGAACTCAAGGAGAAGATTGGAAAGAGCGTCACAGATGCTTACCAACAGAAGAAATCGAGTTAAAAGGGACGGGCCCAGACACTCTAATGCACTTTCGGACCGTTCAGGCGAATGCCATTAAAGGAATATTCGAAGTCCTCAAGGACATTATCAACGATGTGAATGTCATTTTCGACTCGACGGGTATGAAAATTCTGACACTCGACACGGCCCGGGTCACCTTGGTCCACATGACGCTCGCCGCAGAGAATTTCGAGGAGTACTCGTGTCCTCAGCCCATCTCGGCCGGTCTGAATATGGGCAACACGTTCAAGTTACTCAAGTCAGTCTCCACGGCTGATACACTCGAGATGAGCATCTCGGGCACGGAGCACCTCGAGTGCATCATCGAGAATGTGGCCAAAAAGTCCAAGACGAGTTTCAAACTAAAACTTTTGGACATTAATGAGGACATACTCGAGGTTCCCGATATTTCCATGGATATCATCACGACCATGCCAAGTATAGACTTTCAGCGCATAGCCCGCGACATGGGGAATCTGTCCCGGGACATGGAGATTATTCGCGATGGCCAGATGCTCATATTCTCTTGCCGCGGGGACTTTGCTGATCAGCAGACAGTTCTCGAGTTTCCCGAGGTGGTGCCAAACCGTACGGGATCTTCATATAACCTCAAGTACATCAATATGTTTACAAAGGCGACGGGTCTTTGCTCGTCCGTCCAACTCATGCAGGATTCGTCTGACCAAGACATGCCTATCGTCTTCAGGTACGGGATTGCCAACCTTGGTGACGTCAAGTTTTACCTTGCTCCGAAAATAGAAGAGTCTTAAAAGGAAAAAGTTTTAAAAAAGAAAATGGAAGCTCGCTTCAACGAAAAGGTGCGTGAGTTTCAGACCCGTATAGAAGAGGCCCGGGACCCCGGGAGCCGAAGTGCCCTCGAAGCCGAGATGTATGAGTACATGATTCTTTCGGCCCCCTTTATCCGAGAGTACCATGAGGAGACTGAGGCCACGGTCACGAGCACGAAAAAGGTGGCCGGGGTCCAGATCCAGTCTCGAAAGGGCGTTCAGCGCCAAGACATATTCAAGTCGTACCTCGAGAATGTCGAGGGCCAGGACATACCTGCGGCCCGGCGCCGAGACGATACACACTCGACCCCGTGCAAGGCGTGCGGGGCCCTCTTTTCAAAAGTACTCGACGAAGTTGCGTCCGAGGAAATTTGTAAAGAGTGTGGTGTTTCTGAATTCTTTTTGGGCGAAGAGGTGGGATTCAAGGAGGAACAGGAAATGGAGAAGAATGTTGTTTATTCTTACAAGCGCGAAAACCACTTTAATGAATGGGTCAGTCAATTCCAGGCCAAGGAATCGACGAGCGTACCCAAGGAGGTCATAGAACAACTTCGGGCCGAGTTCCGGAAACAAAGAATCAAAGACCTTTCAGACATTACGCACGAAAAGGTCAAGGCTCTCCTCAAAAAGTTGAACCACTCGAGGTTCTATGAGCACGTACCATATATAACGACGATTCTCAACGGGATACAGCCCCCGACCATGAGTCAAGCTCTCGAAGAGCGTCTCAGACTCATGTTTTATCAGATTCAAGAACCCTTTGAGAAACATCGGCCAAAGGACCGAAAGAATTTTTTGTCTTACTCTTTTGTCCTTTACAAAATGTGTGAATTACTTGGGGAGGATGATTACCTCCCGTGCTTTCCCCTCCTCAAGTCCAAGGAGAAATTGTACAAGCAAGACGAAATCTGGAAGGGAATATGCAAGGAACTCAAATGGGCCTTTTACAAGACGATCTAGGTCGCCTTGAGCCGCCGACTCCGGCCCCGACTCGTGTTCTTCTTTTTGACCAGGGCCATGGCGCCTACAGTTCCTATGATCGCAGACTCCACGGGGTGCCGAACTGCCGTTCGACCCACCTTTTTGAGTACGAAACCGAGACCGCTCCCGAGAGTACCCGTCATGTCAGCCGCAAAGGCTCGTGAAAATGAATTGGCGCTCTGGAGAGTCGGGGCCGTCCCCTTGTACTGCATGTATGCATACACAAAGTGACCTATGATCTGAGCAATCTTGTACCTGATGGTGCTACTATTCGCGGCGCCCCGAATACTCTTATCAACAGCATTCCCTATCATTCGCGTCGCTTGCGCGAAGTACGTCGAATTTGTTGATATGAGGACGCTCTGCACGACACCAGACAGGGCCGTGAACGTCACAAACCATCCTATGGTCATCACGGGGGTCGCCATGGCCAAATTCATACGGCCCTGACGCACGGCCCGGAAGGTCTGAGGGAGACCAAAAACGAGCTGGATCGTGAACCTCGGGTCGGCCCACGCCGCTGGAAAGAAGCGCTGAATGCCATGAACGGCGCCGTACGCGATGAAAGATTGCGTCGCTGTACGGAGCACGTGCTTTGTTTTCACAAAGCGAATGACGGGCCGAGGGGCGCTCGGTTCAATCTCCCCGGCCGCAACAGTCGCAAGCATATCAAGTGCCTGTTTGTTCGGACTCCTCCGACCACCATACAAGTTTGGGGGGCTCATTATTACTCTATGTGGCGAGTTTATTTCTTCCGACCAAAGACCTTCCGGTACTTGGAGTGGATCCAGCGCGCATCTTGCTTGTAGATGCGACTGGCCCGGGGGAGTGTACGCTTGGTCAGGGTGCTGATGGCCACGAGGCGCTTCACAACAGCGTGCGGGTCCTCGTGACCCTTAACGACCGCTTTGGTCAGAGCCTTGTGACGGTTGGTCATCGCCTCGACGGGGTGGTACCCGTAAGAGGTCAACATGCCCTTCTTCAGCCGGCCGATAATCTTGGGCCCCTTGCCGATCGCCCCCACGTCCTTGGTCGGAACTGGACGCACCCGGGACGTCCCCGCCTTGCGCAGGTACGAGTACGGCTTGCGCTTGGTCGTCCCCTTCACGAAAATGCGCTTCTGCTTCCGGTGCATGATGTACCCGGACCGAATGATATGAGTCATTTACTAAGGGCCAAGATTTTTGTCCCCTACAAAAGATTCTTAGACGGTCCGCCCCAAAGTCAAAGAGATCAAGGTCTGATGGGTTCACAAGAAGGGTCGGGACGTTGTACGTGTGACGCATCCGAAGCGCCCCCTG